GTGGTCTGCGACGGCTTCAGGCCATAGATCTTGACCTTCTCGCGGCGACCTTCGCCGCCACCCGCGCCCGCGTCCATGTCCTTAACGGACTTGTAGCTGCGGTGACCAACCTTACCACCGTGCTTACGGCCCATCGGGGGCGGGGGCATCGGAGCGCCGCCGCCAGCGGGGGGCATCGGCATAGGCATCGGCATCGGAGCGCCAGCGCCCATCGGAGCGCCGCCCGGAGGCGGGGCCGGGGGCACCGCAACCGGAAGACCAGGCGGACGACCCATCGGGCCGCCCGGATGCTGCATCGCGCCATCGGTGGGCTTCTGGGCAATGATGATGTTGACGTTCATCTTGCCCTTGGCCGCGCCACCGCTCCTGCGAGCCAGACGACCGCCGGTCGGGCGGGTGCCCTCCAGCGCGCCGTCCGAAACGCTCAGAGAACCGCCACGCTTCTTCTTGGCGTAGCCACCCTTCTTCAGGTGCAGTTCGGCATGCTTGCCGCCGTGTTCGGCGTTTTCATGCTGACGGAAAGCCTTCTTGATCAGCTTCTTGTCTTCGGCGATGTCGCTATGAACTTCGCCACCGTGCTTGCGGAAAAGACCCTTGAGGCCCTTACGGGGCTTCTTGACCATCATTTCCTTAGTCAGATCAAGCGGCTTGCTGGCCTGATACTCGTTGTACTTTTTGTCCATATACTTTTCGCGAGCAGATTTATCGAAAATCTGTTCATCGATAGCATCTGGAGGTGTCAACCGTCCCTTCGCGTTAGGAACACGCATGACGCGGTTAGCGGCCTCCATTTCGTCCGGGTTCATTTCCGCTCCGCCAATAGCCTTATGCGCCCGGCCGCCCTTCTTCAGGCCGGCAGCCTTTGACATGCGGGATTCGCCGCCAGAGAACGCCATGCGGCTGGTCGGCACAAACGAACCGCCATCCATCTTGTGAGCGCGACCGCCGCGCTTCTTGCCGTCCTGCGTCACAACGGGGCCGCTCTTGCCCGTGGGTTCGCCCTGCGGACCCCAATCGCGCTTCATCGGCTTCGGGGCGGGCTTCGGCTGAACCGGAGCAGGCGCGGGGCCAGTCGCACCGGGGGTCGAAGTGATCTTGTTGAAATCATCCTGAACATTGCCGCCACCATCGCGGTGCTTGCGGTGGACCTTGCCGCCCTTCTTGAACGCGCCAACGTGCTTGACGCCATCGCGCTTTTCGTTGGCTTCGCGGACGTTGCGGTTGATCAGGCTGTCAGCCGTCAGCGCCTTGCCGCCGCTTTTGCGGGCCTTACGACCCATGTGATGCTTGGCCTTGTGGCCTTCAGCCTTAACGATCTTGCCGCCGCGCTTGAACTGGCGGCGCGAAATCGGGCGCGCACCGGTCTTTGCAGTGGTTTCCAGATCCGGGTAGCCGACAAAATCAGAAGCATCGATCTGATGCTTGCTGTTATCGCCTTCGGGCTTCGTAATACGGGCAATCTTGGCGCGCATCGCCTTTCTTGCCTCTTTGGCACGTTCAGACATTGTTGTACTCCATGGAGGTTAGAACCGGCGTCCCGGCGAGTGCTGCCATAATTATAGCACGGACATAGGCAGTGATAGTCCGAATTTTGGAAAATACTGAAGTCATTATGGTTCGGAGCCCCTAGACGAGGCGCGTTCCATAAGAACCTTTGCAGGATGCTCGACCCCGACGTTACCGCCCGCCGGCAACTGGCGGGCTATGGCAATAGCCTGTTTGGCCGCAGTGCTGGGCGTTCCAACGGCAGAAAGTGCCTCATGGCCGCCGGAATCCCGGCCGATAACGCCAACCAAAGGCTCGCCCTTGGCCACACGGTGCAAAACATCGGTCTTGGAATACGGCCCCAAACCCAGAATTTCGTTCACACGGCCGTTTGCAACGGCGGTTTCAATGGCTTTTTTGTCAATCAAAGCAGGGTTGTAGTGAAAAACACCATGCTGGGTCACAAGCCTGGCCGCACCTTGGGGCAGAGCCGGCTCTTGGTGGGTGTAAAGCATCGCCTTGCGCTTGCCGGCCAAGAACATGTCCTGCTGCGTCTTAAGGGTTTTTGTGCTCTCTGAGATAGGAGCGTCCTTCGCCGCCATCAGGGCCTGACGGACAGCCTTGGCGTGGTCATGAATGTGGCCGCCTTTGGCTTTATGGATGTAGCCGCCGGTGGCTTTGGTGATGTCTGGCTCGCTCGGATTAAACGTACCGCGATTGCCGGTGGCGGATTTAATCTGGGTAGGGTGGAAGGCAACATATGTGTCACCCATGTCACCAGTTTGACCAATGCTATCGTCTATATTTTTAACTATTACGCCATCGTGACCATGTTTTTTGGCATGGTCTACTGCACGGCCCATTTCTATTGCGTCAACAATCTTTTGTCCCGGCTTTGTAGGATGAATATAAGGATTTCTCATGTTCACATGAACATGGTGAACCTCACCAAGAGGCTCGTCCCCTATAATGTCTCCGTAGGCTCTTTCATAAGTGTATTGATGAGCAACATCTGGGTTGTCGGTAAAAAATAATCCACCTTCGACTTCAACGGCTTTGCGCGGATCAAAATTTTTCAGTTTTGGCTCAATGCTGCCGTGATAAAGCGTTTTTGGCGTACCGTCTTCGTTCAAAACAGCCGGGTGCGCCCCTTCCATAAACTTGGCACGGTTTGCTTCCCGCTCAGGATGGCCCGGTGGCAGATAGCCGCCTTCGGCAAACTTGTAGTCTTTCTTGTCGCCATACACGGGTTTGCGGGCCAGAACCAAAGGCCCGACCTGCAAAGCTTCCTGGGCGCTTACAACAGGCCGCTGGGTCTTGCGATCGTAAAAATAACCGTGGCGCTCCGGGTCCATGCCGACCTGCGCCCAATCAGGGTGGTTCAGATACTTTTGGGCCATAGCGTGAATGTCAGCATGCGGGGTATTCTTTAGCTTGCCCTCAATCCTGGCAAACGAACCCTTCTCAGCGCCGGCCGCAATTGCGAGCGCGGTCTTTTCAGACATGTTAAAATTCGGCTCAGTAACGTGAGCCGCAGGCTCATAAGAAAGCGCCTTGCCCCTCAGTTCTTTGGCAACTGAAGGATGCGATCCGTGGTGAATAGTAGGAATCCAGACGCCTTTGTTTACATAAGCCGGGATATCCAGGCGCAGGCCAACAGGATAGCCATCAGGATACGCCTTGGGGTTTTTAGATACCGCACCAATATCTTTGGCCTTTGCAGGAATGGCGGCGGCCATTTGCTGCGTGCTGGCCATTGCAGGAACAGATTTAAACGGAGAAACAGGTTTAAATTTATCGACCGCAGTTTGGTGTGCCTTCCAGTCAGTGTCACCTGACTTAACTGCCTTTGCACTTTCGTTTAATTCAGGAACGCGCTTTGCAGCCAGCTTGAACGGCATGCTGATGCGGTCAACGTCTCCACCGTCTGCCATATGCCGATTATCCAAAACATCCCCGTGCCCCAGACCAATGCTGTCGCCAATTGACTTGGCGGCCATCAAAGCTTTCTGGATAGCCTTCGGATCTTTCACGACTCGACATCTTTCTTGGCTGATTTAACCGCCTTTGGCACTTCGTTCTTTTCTTCCGGGTGCGCGATGATGTCCCGCGCCAGTTCCAGAATCTGCGCCCTCTCACGGCTGTGCCGGTCCAGATCGCGGTTCTGGTTCTCAAGCAGCACATCGTGATGCTTGACATCGATATCGCGCGCCTTGGTACGGGCGTCCATCAGCTTGACCTGGGCCATCATCTTGTCTACTTCGGTATCGACCTGAGTAGAGCCGGCACCCAGACCGCCGCCGTTTTGCGGACGCGGGGCAAACGCACCCTGCTGGATCTTGGCCTGAACTTCGGCCGCGTCGGCATTGGCCTTGGTCGTATCGGCGTCGGCCTTCTGCTGCTTGATCTTTGTATCCGCAATGATCTTTTGCAGTTCCGGCGGCGGAGCAGACTGCGCTCCGGGTGGGGCCATGAACTGGCTGGGATTGGACCAGCCGATCGCCTGCAAAGCCGCAGTGTCGATCGCAATAGGGTCGTACAGGCTGGGCTGCGCCGCCTGCAACTGTTTCAAAGCCATGATTTTCATGACGCGCTGGGCATGCGAAGCGGTGTTCGGGTCCGCCTGCGGGGTCAGTTCGCAGTCCTGCAAAGCCTGCAAGAACGTCTGCTCATCCCACTGGTAAGCCGCCTTGCCCTTGCGCTGCCAGAACGATTCAGGATGCTCCTTGAAGCACTCGACCAGCAGCCGAAACTCTTCAGCCTGGGCGGCATGCATGCGCTTGTGAACGGAGTTAAGGATCTTGGCAGCCTGCTCAATCATGGCCAGCGTTGTGCCAACCGGCGCGTCAGCCCGGCCTTCGCCGACCTGCATCTCGCTGGTGCCGCCAACGCGCATACCAGTCTGGGCCATGTTCTCCACAAGGGTCATCAGGGCACCAGACGGTTCCTTGTACGGAAGCGGCATGATGGCATCACGGATGGCCGCGCCACCCGTTTTGATCAATGCGCCACCGCCCGGAGGAACGCGGAAAATGTTCGTGTTCTGCCGGCCGCCAGAGTCGGAAAACAGAAAGCCGGGGAAGTTGGCGTACATGCCAGCATCCAGCAGTTCGCGCCACGCAGCCGTAATGGCGTTGGTCGTGTTGCCCAGAATGTGCAGCAGGCCAATGTCATAGAAACCAAAGCCAGGCACAAACGTATACTTGACGAAGTTGGGCTTGGCTTCCGGCAGTTCCTGATCGTCTTCAGCGTAATTCCTGACAACCGACAGGATCTCCTTGGACGTAACGTCGATCGTTACCCGATAAGGAATTTCAAGACCGCTTTCCTTGCCTTTGTGCTTATGCTCAAAACTCTTAATGTTAAGTTCGCAATAGCACTCATAGATTTCGCGATCGCGGTCTTCATAGCGGAACGAATCCGGCTGGATACCCTGCTGAGACTTTTCTTCACGCTGAAGACTATCCAGCTTTTGAGCATCCGGCTGTCCAAGTTCAACATCTCTGTACACTCCTAGGATTTGCAACCGCTTTACGGTCGAAGGCCGCATCATGACGCGATGCGTAATTCTTTTGGCGTTGCTAAGATCAGTTGCCGAATTGTTAACGATCAGATCATCGGCATCCACCGTCTCAGACACCGGGCGGTTACGCAGCGGGCAGAAGTAAACCTTCTTGAACGCCGTGCCGCCAAAGCCAAGCTGCAACAGCATGCGGTCGGTGTCAGGATAATACTCCGTCGCCACCGAAGTCAGGTAATGGTTCAGGTCGCGCTCCAGCGCGTTGGCCAACTGGTCTTCGCGAAGATCCGCATTGTTGTTGTCGTTTCGGATTTTAACGGGGCCGTCGGTGGGGAGAAGTTCAGACCTGGCGTTGGCTTGGAAACGCAGGACCGCTTCGAGGAGGAGAGGATGCCGAACCTTGCTCATGCCCTCAACCGGCGCACC